TCCACCTTAAAGCTGAGGCTGTGGGTCACGTCACCAAGGTCACCACGCTGAGCGGGGAACCAATTCTGCATGATGCGGGTGGTAGGTGTGCCCGTGAAGCCAGAGCTAAAAGCAGGGCTCACGGTCACGTCACCCGTCACGTCATTATCGGTGACCGCGCTATACTCGGCGCGTCCGTTGATGTCCACGCCAATGAGGCCGCCGCTGATGTAGTTAGTGGACGCCGTGGTGGGTGTGAAGGTGTTGAAATCTGTGATGGCGCTGACAGTATCTGAGCCCGTGAGGAGGGCCACGCTCTTGAAGCCACCGCCCAAGAGATAGCCTAGATAATTCCCGTTGTAGGTAGCTGAGCCGCTCCCCACCGTGGTGAGGTCAAGTCTGAGAGTGACTTGACCTGTACGGCGGCGAACACGGGAGCCACTAGCCCAAACAGTGTCAGGCTCAGGAGGGAGACCATAGGTCCCATCCCGCGCGTCATTACGCTCACTGACCACGGGGTCACCATAGATGATGATGGGGTCACGCTCACAAGGGATAGAGACATAAGTGAGGCCGCTGTTATCAGGAAGGCCTGTAGATGAGCCGAGAGAGCCAAAAGAGCTCTCAACAGCCACGCTTAAACTTCGGTGTGTCACGCTCATAGCGCCTCCAAATAAAGCAGGATGAAGGGGAAGGTGAGGACCAATGAGATGGCCTCTGTAGTGGGGTCAAGTATGGGCTCAGTTGTGGGCTCACCAGGGATCACGCTGACTATCCCCGTGGTGGCTAGATTATATTGAGGGCCTTTGAGGGTGACCAAGAGCGCGGCGGCGTCCTCAGCTATCATACGCTCCATGAAGTGGAGCTCCCCTATGTCATACCTGACCCTGAGGTTGATGGTGGCGCGCCGCCTCCCGCTGAGCCCCGCCTCACCATCATCTATGCCAAAGCTGTCAAGCCTCAGCTCAAAAAAGCGCGTGGTGTGCTGATGAGCCTCAAGAGGACCCACGCGCCCTGAGCTGTTGATTGAGACAAAGCCGTGATGGTTGTCAGTCTTGGGAAGGGTGGCCTCTATCTGTGTCTCAAGATAGTCGAGCGCCTTATATATGCCCTGGCTCATCTACGCCCCCTCTTGATCTTCTTGGCTAGCTCTAACTGTACCGCTGAGACTAACACATCCACATCCTTAGGGGAGAGCCCAATAAACTCACGCTGAGCATTGACCTTGTAGCCATAGCTCCTGACGTGTTGAGTCAGCCCAATGATAAAGCGGCTGTCTGTGGCTTCTAGTACCATGAGGTTATTCATTAGGATGCCACTGAGGGTGAGGTCTACAAGCGCGCTCGACCCCGCGCCATGACGGCGGCTCTCACGCTTATATTGGTCATAACCGCCCTTGTAATAGACGCTCTGGCCCGTCCGTGACACGCGCCCCCCTTTGGGCTTTAGGCGCGCGCCTCTGTAGGCCACATATAAAGGCTTTTTTGAGTAGCCTGTAAACGGCTGACCATTGGCGTCAATCCCCTTAGAGGTCCTCAGCTTGATAGCCGCCAGGGTATTGAGCGCCAAGCGCGCCGAGTCCTGAGCGGTCCACAGAGATGAGGGGAGGTTGAGGTTGACACGCGCGCCCATGACTAATGCCTCATGCCACGGGTGGGGGTGAAGGTCTTGTCATAATCTGACTTATTGTAAGAGCTCCATGAGGCCCTGAGGTCACGCGCGCTCCCGCCCTTCTTCGCCACGTCTAGCTCATTATCGTCCACCACGTTGTCACCGTCACGGTCTAAGGCGAGAGAGCGTAGGCTAATATCCATAAGATCCTCACACCGTTGTCTCATCACATTAGCGTTATCCATCTGGCCAATCATCTCATAGACGCGCGCGGCGGTGCAGTAGGCGTGGGCGTTCATAAATGAGCCCGCGTTGAATACCTCATCCTCTGTCACGTCAGGCTCATCCTTCAGGTGATCTCTCAGCATGAGGATGACCTCTTGGAGGGTGGCATCTATCTGAGGCTCAAATGAGCTCTGGCGGCGTGGGATCATGTCAGCTAGCTGAGGGAATTGAGCCACAAGCTCATCATGTGAGAGCCCCGTGTCAAACGGTCGAGGCGTGACCTTGAGGAGCCCCTTCTCAAGCTTGCTCTGAGTCTGTTGACCAAGGTCAAGCTGATAGCTCACCTGTAGTGGGTAATAGCCTGAGGTGTTGGTGATGGTGGCGGGAATCGTCCCATACCACATCCCAAACACTAGGAGGGCTGACACGCTCAGGTCTATCTCACGCGGGAGGGGCTCAGCCAGAATGGCCGTGGTCCCCACCATCCTCACCACGGTGACTGAATAGATGCTATCCCCATCAGTGACTAGATAGGCCTTGAGCTGATCAGCTTGGAGCGCGCTCGCTTGGCTGTTGACCGTGAGCGTCCTCCTGTCATTAGCTATGGCCGTGACCGTGGCGTCTGCTCTCGTTTGGGTGAGGGTGACAGGTGAGGAGCTCCCCACTGTCATAATGGGCGCGCCATCAAGAGGGCCAGGGGCGGTCCACTCGAAGATCCTTGTTTGACCTGTGATTGTCTTAATCATCTCGCTCCCCTGTTGGCTTTGCTTATATCTGAGGCTGTGGCCATGTCGAGCCCCGCCGCCTCAACAAAGGTGTCAGTGACGGGTGACCATGAGTGTCTACAATTATAGCCGCCGCCTGATGTTTTGACAGGTAGACCCTGATTATTATCTAGCTGTCTCATTTGCTTCTCTGTGACCACCTTATTGATTAGCGGTCTACAGAAGGAGCGGGTCACCCCATCCCGTGGCCCTGTGTAGAGGTAGAGGTCCATCTCATAAGCCTCAGCCGCCTTGGCGGTCACCGTCCTCCCATAATTAGAGAGTTGGGTTCTGACCTGTGTGAGCTGAGTCCCTGTGGACTGCTCAAGCCTCTGAGTCAGGCTAGACATGGCGCGCCCCACAGGGACGCCCACGCTCATCCCTTGGAGGGAGCTCCTCACACTCGTGAGGGTGTCAGGGATAATCACATCCTGAAAGACCTGGTCAGCCGTTGAAATCTTCAACGCCTCAAGGTCAGGAATGTCACTCTCATCAGCGCCACCTATGACTACCTGTAAGGTGTCAAGCGCCGTTTGGGTGATAGCATCTTCAGCTTTCACAAAGTCCTCAACAGCAAGCCCAAGCCCGCTCCTGATAACAAACTCCATGAGCTCATCTCGGCTCAGCATTAAGAGCTGATCAGGTGAGGTGATCTCAACAGCCGCCCTGAGGTTGCTGACAAGCTCACGCTGTGACCGCTGAAGGTCACGCCTGAATTGATCCTCTGCTTTTATGAGGACCTTCAGACTGTTGATCTTCGCTTTGATGATCTGCCCATATGGACCCGTCAAGTCCCTCAGCTGAGCCGTGAGGTCATCCACTGCCTTCTGGTCAGCGTCTGACTTCTCAGCTAAGAGGGTGGCTTGAGGGCGTCCACATGAGCAGAGCACAGATCACCTTAGAGGCAGTCCGTGAGGACAAAGCCGAGCTCCCCGTCAATGACGCGGAACAGGTGGCTCTCGTCTGCCCACACGTTGCGGCGGGTGAGGTCGAGCGCGTCATACTGACCCGCCTTCATGCTCTCGAACTCCATGTTAGCCGCCGCCACAGGCATCATGCGCACACCGCCGCGTGACTGAATAGCGTCAGAGCCCTTGAGGATACCCATGAAGATGGAGTCACCCGTCCAAATGTAGCTCTCAGAGGAGGCCGCGCCAGGAATGGCAGTGTCACGGCGCGCCGCTCCAACGTGGATATTGGTGATTCCGAGGATATCACGGAGGACATTAATGACCGCCTCATCAGAGAGGAGGAGTGAGCCGCCGCCCGCCACGCCGCTTGGAGTGGTCCCGACTTGGAAGTAACCACGGAGCTCCCCTGAGCGAGCGAGTGAGCGGAACACCTCACGGCCAAGGATGAGGGTGTCAGCGTTGAGACCGTGAGCGTTCTCAAACACAGTGTCCTTGAGCTGATGGAGGTAGCTCAGAGGCTCAGCGCCCGCCGCGTCAAACTTCCCACCAAACTGAGCGGTGGAGGTGGCGGTGTTGAAGTTAGCGCCATCAAAGAGCACGTCAGCGGCGCGCTTCTCCTTAGCGAGCTTCATCACGCGCGCGACCTTCTTCACAATGCGGGCCTCCTCAGAACCAGGGTACTGAGAGTCCACAATGTCCTCCATAGCAATCCCGTCCTCTGCTGAGTAGATGTCACAGCGATAGGTGAGGGAGCTACGGTCAAAGCCGCCAATGCGAGCGCGTGAGGCGCCAGGAGCGCGCTCAAGGTCGAG